GGTAGAGTTTGAGGGGTTGAAATTAGATGCTTACTTGTGTCCTGCTTCGAAATGGACTATAGGGATTGGCAGTACAATGTACGCTAACGGACAACCTGTAAAGAAAGGCGATAAAATAACTAAAGAGCAGGCTTATAAGCTATTCTTAGATACTTCTGATAGTTACACTAACTGCATTAAAAGATATGTCATTAGAGAGCTTAAACAGAACGAATTTGATGCTTTATTCTGCCTTTGTTATAATATCGGTTGCGGAGCATTTGCAAAGTCATCTTTGGTTAAGTTTATTAACGGAGGTCAAACGATTGAAAAAATAAGAATAGGCTTTTTGATGTGGATTAAAGTAAGCGGAGTAGTAAGTAAAGGTTTAATGAGAAGAAGATTAAGGGAGTTCAATTTGTATTTTGGTATTGTTGAGGTATAATACTTACTTTAATATTATCAATATAAGTAGTGTGTACGGTACTTTCAACTGCGCTTAATTGATGTCTTATGATAAAAGTTCCATAATTAAACACAACCTCACCATCATCCATACTATTTTTATCAAATTTAGAATAGCACTTGAATTTTTGCCACCTATCCTTTTGACTCATCGGAATGTTTATAAATTCTTCACCTCTCCATCTTGGGTCAACTGGCCAATCATTATAAGTACCATTAGATTGCAAATATCTTGTAAGATATAAAGGAGTATTAGGTATCCCAGCGTGAGATTTAGCAAATGCAACCATAGTTGAATCTCCATCATTATGCGCACCATCAAAAAAAGTATCACACTCTATTTTAACTGCAAAATAAGGATAAAATTCACTATCATTAGAAAGCCTAAATACACTATATAAACCTGTATCGTAATTATGTGGTGATGATTTAAAATAATTTTGTCTAACTGCTACAATTCTATTGTCAAAAGGTCTATTTTCTCCTGTTGCATTAAAAAAGTCAAAAGAATTCCAAGAAACCCAGTTTGTAGGGTCAGAAGTTGAAGTTGCATAATTTTTAAAGAAGCCGTAGTTATTAAGTAAGTTTCTTTCGTAATAAGGATATTTAAACTGAACATTTGTTAATCTTTTATTAAGACTTACTAATTGATTTACATCAGACCAAATAACATTCTTATCATTTCCAATAGTAGAATAAAAGTCAAAAGTATAGCCATTTATATAAGTCCCATCAATATCGTAAATTAATCCATTTTGGTATTGTTGTTTAACTGATACATTATCAATAAGCAAATAGCCATTATCATCAGGGTTATCATTAAAAAAAACTATATTAAATAATCCTGCACCTCCTGAAGTATAAATAAACTCATAATAAGTCCATTCATCTGAGCTAACTTGATTAAATACTTCCATCCCATCAATTTCAACTCTTACAACTGCTCTTGGTATAACTGCACCATCATTTTTTGCCCAAAATCCAATAAGATATTCAGCAGCATTAAAATTTAAAGATTGTAAAACATAAGAAGTATTATCTCCAAATATTTTAGGGCACTGACTTCCGTTTAAACCTCCTGTTGAAGAATTAAGTACACTACCAACTATTGTCCAATATTCATAAGGTTGACCAATAATAGTCCCATCAATACTAAAAGAGCCGTCAATAATTAATTCATTTACAGCTGCATCATTAATAGATATAATATACCAAGTAGCATCTTTATTTGATTGATATAACATACAACCTAAAGATTCCATTAATGAAGTTAATAATTTATAGCAATCCTTTGGCTCAAAATTTGACCAATCAACAGATGAATATTCTGATAACTTTAAATTTGAAATATTATATAAAACATCATCAATTTTAAATTGAGAAAATATAGCTACATCTAATTCACTACCTGTCTTTTTTAATAACCTGCAAATAAAATCACTAACATTTATACCAGTAGCAACATTTGTATCATTATATAAAGCATAATAATCTTCTCTTGTGTATTTAATATCTTTAAGAATAGCTAAGTTATCACTTGCAGTTATTTGAAGATAATATTGTTCTTGCCACTCGTATTGAATAACATCAGGCAAAAGAAACCCTCTCCATTTTAAAACATCAGTTGTACCATCAGTTTCATAAAGGCTTATTTTCCAAGTATATTCATCAGTATCAAAAAAGAAATCAGAAGGCTGAACCGTAGAATTTACAGGGATAAAACATTTAATATCGGCATAAGAAGCACGAATAGGAGCAAAAATATTGTCTTTAGTAGCTTTATAATTTAAAACAAATGCGCTATCCTGCGCTGGTATTAACTCTATAACTGGTGGAGTAGCTGCAACAGCTTCGTACTTTTCAAACTTTACTAAATAATAAAAATCAGTACCAACTTGGTCTAATCCTTTAAATTGTAAATTATAAATATGATTATAAAACATTATATCACCCTCGAATTTTTAATTGCTTCGTTATTTAATAATAATCTCATTTTATCTCCCATTATATCAATTTGGTAACCACCTTGTCCTACTGTATTTGAAGGCATAGCTATCATACTACCTTTACCACTTGAACCTAAAGTAAAAGGATTAAATCCTAAACCTCCGATAGTTTTAGCAATATTACCAATTGAACCTAAAGAAGAACCTCCAGCACTTAACCCGCCTGTTAAAACAAATAGTATTGCTGCTGCTGCAATCGCTGATGCTAACTTTATCATCAAACTTTTTAAAGCATTTAATAAACCTTGGAAAGCATTTTGCCCTCCATCAATTAATGTAGTAAACATTTGTTCAAAACCACTTGTTAAAGCACCTGCTAATAAAGTTGTATAATTTAATATTGTATTTTGTTGCTCCAATAAAGCATTCATTTTAGCTATTTGTTGCGCTTCTTTTTCCCTTGCAGCAGTCCTATTTACAAAATCCATATTTAAACCTGGTAATGTAACAGGAGCATTTGGTATTAATTTTGCCCCTAATGTTGGTGCTACATAAGTCATTGGTTTTTCAATCTTTCGTTTACCAGCATCTGCTGCTATTTGAGCATTTTTAGCGTTTAAGTCTTTTTGAAGACCACTCATTTGAGCATATATATTTTTACGGATTTCTTTATAAGCATTAAAATAAGAAAACATTATGTTCCTATTATGCTCATTAGTTTCCTTAACCATACTTTGCTGGTAAAACTGCAAATTTGTTTCAATATATTTTAATTGGTCTTTTAAAGCAGATATATCAGTCGCTTTGCCTATTTTAGATATTTGTTTATCATATTCAGCAACAATAGCTTCAGCTTCAGACTTCATAATATCATTACTCATCCCAAACTGGTCTCTTTTAATATCTAAAGAAACAATTTTATTTAAAGAAGATAATGCTTTTTGTAATAAATTTACAAATGTATATAAAGCACCGCTATTTAACTTGCCTATATTTATTTGTAATTGTGAAAATGAATCTGATACATTGGATATTTTACCACCCAAAGTGTTTGATATTTTTTCCATTGACCCTGAAACACCTTCGGCAGCACCTAAAGATAAAACATACTTTTGAATAGATTCAGCAGTATTATCTACTTGTGTTTTAATCCCCTTAAATGTAAATGTAACTTTGTCCCCAGCAACTGCTGCTCTTACTCCAAATTCTTTTAAACGCTCAAATTCGCCTGTCTGCGCATCTAAAATTGCTTCAGCTAATTGGTCAAAGGATTTGCCAGTAGAACTCGCTAAATCGCCTAATAATCGCATTTGGTCAATATTAGGTTTAAAGCCTTGATTGGCTAACTTAACAAAAGCACCTGTTAATTCATTTACTTGAAATGGAGTTGTAGCAGCAAATTCTTGTATTTGAGATAATGCTAATTGAGCAGCAGAACTGCTACCTAATGTATTTGATAAAACTGCTTCAAATTTTTGGAACTCTGATGTGGCATCAATAACACCTTTGCCAAAGCTAACAATAGACCCTACTGCAAAAGCACCTGCAACAATACCACCTACTTTAGAAGCAGCCGACCCAATTAAATCAAAATCTTTTTCCGAATCTTGACCAGTTTGTTTAGTCCTATCGTTAAATTTAGTTAATTGCTCAGAAGCACTATCTAAACCAGCTTTAAGACCTTGTATTTGTGCAGTTAGTTCAACTATTAATTTCTCGTTTGCCATTCTGTAACTTCTTTAAGATTTCTTGTTTTTCTTCATTTGATGTTAACTTTTTTGGCACTCTATTCATTATAGCAAACTTATCAGTCCATAGTGGCATTATTTCTTTAGGCTTCTTCATATCACTTTTTTTAGAAGCATTAACATTATTAATATAACATAAAGTTGCCCTTGTATGTTCCCACTCTCGTGCCTCTTGCTTAAAGAAATTAAATAGTAACCTTTGATAGTTAGCCCAAGTCATATCCTCAAATTCATCGGGCATTAAACCGACCTCGCCAATGGCAAAGTCGATTATATCATCCCAAGTTACTTTTTTTTTATACCTTCTTCGCCATTAGACATTGCTTTAAATCCGTTTTGGATGTACTCGCTACTTTGTAACGAACTTGTCCAAGCGTCAATAATTACCTGAATATTTGATAAATCCATATCATCAATCCAATTAGTAACATCATCTAAAGTAACATCAAATGTTCTTTTACTAATTTTATAATAGTTCTTTAAACCGCAGTAAGTTATATCCCTAACAAAATCAATCATTTGATAGTCAATATCTAACTTTTTAGTTTCTCCAGCATCAGTTGCCGTAAGAACATTATAACTCATTAAAGCGTAGTTCCCGAACTTTAAAGTTCTAACCTCGCCACCCATTGTAATTTCAATAAGTCCGTTCATAGTTTGTTTAGTTTAATTTATGCTATTGTTGCAAATGTAGGTGCGCCTGTTCCTGCAAACTCAATTGAGTAAGTAGTTACATCTTCCATAGGTGCTGAAACTTCGCAAGAAGTAATGTAAGCATTTTG